TTCATTACGTACATTGTAACTTCAAAGCCAAAACGCATTTCTGTTGCAGCTGGTTTAGTCCACATAGCGGTTCTCCTTTCTTTAGTATATATAAATATTATACTACAGAATAAGAAATCTGTCATGTGTGTAACACTTAACATAGACTAAGGATTATCATTAGTAAATTTATACAACATACTTCATGTCCTAAATGTGGATCACGGGATAATCTTGCTGAGTATGATGACCATGTATGGTGCTTTGGTTGTAAGTATTACAAGACTAAAGATGATGTACATACATTACGAAGCAGATTGCAGAGAACTCCTTCGATGCCATCTGATGAGTTTACTCTTGAGTTATCTAACGATATACCACTAAAAGCTAAGCAATGGTTACTTAAATATGGTATTACTAACCAAGAGATCGAGCAAAATAATATTGCGTATAACGCAAATTCTGATATACTTGTTTTGCTTCACACGCAAAATTACTGGCAAGGTAGATGCTTTGGTAATCAATCTCAAAAGTATTTATCTAAAGGTTTGAAACCATTGACAATTTATGGTAATGGTGATACAATTGTATGTGTGGAAGATATTTTATCTGCTATTAAGATAGCTAGACTTTCACCAGATTACTGTGCAACACCACTACTTGGCAGTAGTATGTCTCTAGAAACTACACAATCGCTCTCAAAACGATTTAAATCTATACTGATATGGTTGGATAGGGACAAGGCTAAAGATGCGATTATGATGTCAAGAAATTTGAAACAGAGGGGTATTTTAGTTGATGTAGTTATCTCACCTAAAGATCCTAAAGAATATGACAAAGGAGAATTACTCACTTGGTTGAAGAACAGATAATAAATTTATTCTGTAAAGACAGAGATCTCTTTACAAAGTATTACAAGTATGTTAATATTAATTATATTAAAGTTAATTATAGTAATATATATAAATTATTTATAGTAATAGAGTATTACTATACTAAATATAATAATAATAATAATATAACTAAACAAGAATTAGAGTTAGCTTATAACTCTAACTATTTACTTAAGGACTCTGAAAGAAAAGAACTATCCGATCTGTTAGATCGTGTCTTAAACGCTGAACTACCTAACCCTGATGCAGTCATTACTCTTTTAGAAGAGCATCGTCGTCGCTGTCTTGCAGGAGACTTAGCTCGACTTGCATTAGATGTTGAGGATGGTAAGTCAGATGTTAAAGACTTAATGGATAAGTTTACTGAGTTTGAACATCAAGAGGTTGAATCAGATGAACCAACTTCTATTGAATTAAACTTAGCTAACTTACATCAATCCCAGGTTGCAACACCTGGTCTTAGATGGAGATTAGATTTTCTTAACAAAAGTCTTGGGTCATTACGCAAAGGTGACTTTGGATTTGTATTTGCTAGACCTGAAACAGGTAAGACTACATTCTTAGCTAGTGAAATATCCAAGATGTTAGAACAAACTGAAGGAGATATTATTTGGTTTAACAACGAGGAACAAGGAAACAAAGTCGCTATTCGGTGTTACCAAGCTGTACTTGGGGTAACAGCCGAACAGCTCTTTAATGACATTGAAAGAAATCAAGCACTGTTTGAAACTAAAACAGGTAGTAGGTTAAAGATATATGACTTTGAAGATTCATCAAGGGCTTCACGCATTGATGCTATTCTTAAAGAATCTAACCCTGCATTAATTATCTTTGACCAGATTGATAAGATCAAAGGATTTAAACATGATCGTAATGATCTTGAATTAAAACAAATTTACCAATGGGCTCGAGAGATTGCTAAGACATATGCACCAGTGATTGCTATATGTCAAGCATCTGGAGAAGCTGAAGGTAAACTATGGTTAACCATGGATATGGTTGACAGCAGTAAAACTGCAAAGCAAGGGGAAGCTGATTGGATTCTAGGTATAGGTAAGGAACAAGATAACACTAGTCGTTATAGATATTTAAATATCACAAAGAATAAACTACTAGGTGACTCAGATACTTTACCTGAACTTAGACATGGATCAACTCAAGTATTAATTAAACCTGAGATAGCAAGGTATGAAGATCTCTAAGTGGACTAGATGGGTACTACTAGACTGGGATGGTACAATCATAAGATGGTTTGACTATCCTGCTACTGGTACCATTAGGTATAAAGAACCTAAGATAAATTTAAATGACATTGAAGAATGTCTATTCTAAGGAGAATGTATGAAGATTATTAACGCAACAGTTGAAGATATTTTACAATTTGATAACAGTATTTCTGTATCAGATGCAGAAGATCTCTTGCTTTTTGCTGATCCGCATGATACAATAGAAGAAGCAATAGATAAACTTTATGGAGAACCTCGCGGGGAATGCGCTATTTAACTCTAGATGTAGAGACAACAATATCTAACAAAGGTAATCCCTTTGATAGAACTAATAAACTTTGTTATGTAGGAACAACACATGGACTCTATGATATTGAATATTCTGATACTCCGTATCGGGATTCGTTGGGTGAAATTCAAAATCAAATTAAAGCTGCTGAGACTCTCGTTGGTTTCAACATTAAATTCGATTTACATTGGCTTAAAAGGTACCAAATAAACTTTGATAACAAACGGATATGGGACTGTCAACTAGTACATTTTATTCTTACTGGTCAGACTGAAACTTATCCTAGTCTTAACAAAGTGTGTGCTTATTACAACTTAGAATCTAAACTAGATGTAGTGTCTGAAGAGTATTGGAAAAATAAAATAGATACTCCTGATATACCTGAAGAGATTCTTAAAGAGTACTTAGCACAAGACATCAAGTTAACAGAGCAAGTGTATCTTAAACAACTTGAACAATTAGAAACTGTACCACATTTAAAGAGACTCGTTAGTTTACACAATCAAGACTTATTAGTCTTACAAGAGATGGAGTATAACGGTATCTTATACAATGTACCTAAGAGTATAGAAGAAGGAGATAAGTTAGAAAATGAACTTGACAAGATTGATGAATGGCTTTATGCACACCATAATTGCCCTGAGTTTAATCCCAATAGTACTGATCACCTTAGTGCTTTCCTATATGGTGGGACTATCATCCTTAAACGGAGAGTGGCTGTTGGGACATTTAAGACTGGCACTAGAGCAGGTCAACCTAAAGAACGTTGGGAAGAGTATCCAGTAAACTTTCAAAGACTTGTTAATCCTTTGAAGGGATCTGAGTTAGCTAAAGAAGGACTATACTCTACAGATGAGAATACTCTTAGATCATTACGAGGTAGTAAGAAAGCTAAAGAAATTATTGAAACTCTTTTGTTTAGATCTACTCTTGAAAAAAGACTCTCAACTTATTACAGAGGTTTAGTTACTTTAATTAAAGACTCTAACTGGGATAATGGTATGATATACGGACAACTCAATCAATGTGTTGCAAGAACAGGTAGACTGTCGTCTAGTAAACCTAACTTACAAAACTTTGATGGAGAAATTAAAGACTTATTTGGGAGTAGATATGCTACTGCAAGCTGACGCCAAACAACTAGAATGGGTTGGTGCTACATATCTTTCTCAAGATCAAGTCGCTTTAAAGGAGATCTGGGAAAGTGTTGACCAGCATAGTGATAATCAGAATCGTTTCGGCTTACCTTCTAGACTTGTTGCTAAGACATTCGTATTTCGTCTTATATATGGTGGTTCTGCTTATAGTTATGCTAATGATCCTAACTTTAGAGATATAGGTAATGAGAAGTTCTGGCAAGGTATTATAGATCAGTTCTATGATAAGTATAAAGGTCTTAAAGCCTGGCATGATAAGATACTTAACGATGCTAAACGTGAGGGTAAACTAGTTATGCCTACTGGTAGGACTTATTACTATGCACCTGAACTAAAGTATAATAGAGCTGAATGGCCACGCACCAAGATCCTTAACTATCCAGTGCAAGGACTTGGAGCGGACCTTATGGCTATTGCAAGAGTAAGTTTAAGAAATAGACTAAAAGAAAAGGAAGGAGTAAAACTTGTTAATACTGTACATGATTCAATAATACTTGACTTTAATCCTAATATATGGGATAATATAAGTATAGTCAATTTAGTTGACAAATGTTTTAACGATATACCAGCAAACTTTAATAAATTGTTTGGTAAAGACTTCAACTTACCTATGAGAGTTGAATGTCAAATTGGCCCCACATGGGGAAATATGGAGATTATACATGCAAATTACAGTAACTAGCGTAGTACAAAATACATTAGCAGCTTCTAATGGTAGAACATATCAACAAATAGAAGTGTATTACAAGAACGATAAAGGTGAGAATCAATCTAAAAAGTTAGTAGCATTCTCAAATCCTGAAGTATTTAAAACAGCAAAGACTTGGCAAGGTGGTGAAGTAGTAGATATTAAGACAGTCAAGAATGCTAAGACTGGCTATTGGGATTGGGTAAGTATCGGAGGAGATAACGCAGTGAGTGAAACTAAACCAGCAAGTGCAGCAACAGGTACTAGAGTTACAGGTTCTAACTATGAAACTAAAGAAGAAAGAGCACAACGACAAATTCTTATTGTTCGTCAATCTTCTTTATCTAGTGCAGTAGAATTACTAGGTCCAGGTAAATCTGTTGATGACGTAATTAATGTAGCTAAACAGTTTGAGGCTTATGTATTTGGTGATACAGAAACTTCAGATGACATTCCTGCTTAGGAGTTAACATGAAAAAGTATGAAGTCTGGATTATAAGAGCATTACTATTATCAGGTATTATTCTATGTATCGTTTCATGGTCAATGTTCTTTTCCAGACTTGATGCTAAAGAACTTAAATACCTACACTATCGATACAATGATAATGTAGTTATTACTTTGTCTAATGTAGATTGCATGATACCAGAGATAAAAGATTTATATCCTTGGGCTGCTATTGCTACTAGAGTAGATGGTAATAGATTGATTGCATGTTACAAAGGTGAGGGAGAGAACATTGTTATCCAATGGTATAAAGGAGATACATCAACTTTCCCCGCTAATGTATTCTTGGTAGATCCTAACAAGGATAAAACTTATAAGAAAGTAGAGCCTAATACTTAATGCAAGCTTTAATAGATCAAGACTTATTATGCTATAGATGTGCAGCTAGTGCCGAGAATGATGACCTCGGCATTGCTATATATAGGATAGATGAACTACTAGATAATATTCTTAATAAGACTGGAGCTACTAGTTACAGAGCATTCTTAACTAGCCCTACTAATTTTAGAAAAGATATCTACCCTGAATATAAAGCTAATCGTATTAGTCAACCTAAACCTAAACACTTAAAAGATTTGCAAGCATACAGTCTTGAGACTCTTAAGGCTGAGGTTGCACCTGACGGATTAGAAGCTGATGATGCTTTAGCTATTAATCAAACAGAAGATACTATTATTTGTAGTCTTGATAAAGATTTACTTCAAGTACCAGGTAAGCATTTTTCTTGGGAGATTAATGGTAAAGGTTGGACTAGACCTGATACATTTATAGAACAAACAGAGTTAGAAGGACTTAGATTATTCTATAAACAATGTATTAAAGGAGATAGATCTGATAATGTTAAAGGCATTGATGGTCTTGGAGAAAAGAAAGCTACTGACTTGTTAAGTAATTGCACTACTGAATTAGAAATGTTTAACAGAGTAAGAGATCTGTACGGAAACGATGATGAGTTTATCATGAATGCTAGTGTGTTATGGATCTTAAGATCATTAGATGACAACTGGAAGGATAGGTTTAATGCCCTCATTCAAGAGTAAGTTAGAAGAAAAAGTATGGGCAACTCTTAAAAAAGAATTTCCTACAGTAAAGTATGAACCACAAAGATTTAAGTTTATTCAACCAGAGATAGAACGCACTTATATTCCAGACTTTAAAACTGGACGTAGTAACATATTCATTGAGGCTAAAGGCAAGCTTGATTTAGAAACACGAAAGAAGATGGTTTGGTTTAGAGATTCTAATCCTACTGTCCGTATTATCTTTTTATTTATGAACCCTGATAATAAGATAACTAAACGAAGTAAAACAACCTATGCTATGTGGGCTACTGACAATGGCTTTGAATGGCTAGACTTTAGAAAGGATTGGCTTAATGCTTATAAGCAACTGTGTAAAAAATGAAGATGGTAGTTATGATTTTGATTTCCATGTGGAGCCTACTGAGGCTGCATTCCTCATGGATCATGCAATTAAAGATCTAATTCACCATGGTATTATTAATGTAAACTTAGAAGAAGCTGAACAAGAATTTGAGATTCATAAAGAACTAGGAGGAACAGTACAATGATCCAGCTAAGATATCTGAAAGAAGGCAATAGTCCTTTATTACTACAGTATAGATATAACTTTATACTCTTTGCTACTAGATGGAAAGCAATTACAACTGAGGTAAAATAATATGAGTAAGATTCTTTTATTAGATATAGAGATGGCTCCTAACGTGGCTCATGTATGGGGTATATGGGATCAGAACATTGGTATTAACCAACTACAAGAATCCTCTTATGTAATGTGCTATGCTGCTAAATGGCTTGGCGATAAGAAGATGATATTTGATTCTGTTAAAAAGAGTGGAGACAAAAAGATGCTTCAAGGTATCCATAAGTTACTTGATGAAGCTGATGCAGTAGTACACTACAATGGTAAGAGATTTGATATACCTTCTCTTAACAAAGAGTTTTTATTACATGGTATGTTTCCACCTGCACCATTCAAAGAGATAGATCTACTTACAGTAGCTAAAGGTAGATTCAGATTTGTATCTAATAAATTGGATTATGTTGCTCAGTCATTAGGTTTGGGTAAGAAGACTGAACATAGTGGTCATGAGTTATGGGTACAATGTATGGCAGGTATTCCTAAAGCATGGAAGACTATGGAAAAGTATAACAAGAATGATGTTATTCTTTTAGAGAAAGTCTATGAACGCTTTAAACCTTGGATTAAGAACCATCTTAACCGTAACTTGTTAGAGAATACAGGACTCTGTTGTCCTACATGTGCCTCTAAAAATTTCCAGAAAAGAGGGTATAACATGACTTCGGCAGGCAAATATCAACGATATCAATGTCGTGCATGTGGTAATTGGTTTAGGGATAATCAGAACCTTAAAGAAAAAGGCTCTGTGAAATTGGTGAACGTATGAAACCTGACGCATGGATTGTAGAAGAGTTTGACTCTAATGGTCAATTAGTTTGGAAGATGATGTCTTTCTTTGAGCCTACTGAACTATCTTGGTTTAAAGACTTAAAGAGTAAGAAGCATAACATAACTATAACACCTATGTACAAGAACGAAAAAGAGGCTAAAAAGTATGATGGCATTAAGAAATATGATTCTAGTAGGTTTGTTATTGGCTTGTAGTGGGTGTGCAGACTTTCTTGTGAATACATCAGGAACTTTTGTTGGAAATATTATATCTAATAAAGTGATTAAAGAAATGGAAAAGGATAAAACAAGTGATACTAGACAAGAGATTCCTAAGAAAGCTATATGATTGTTACATAACTCTGCCCCCTTTTTGTGGGTGGAGAATGCCTCCAGCTAGGAAGGTAACCTTTGAGATTACTGATGCTGATGATCACTATGGTTTGTTTATACCTTACCCTATGAGGATACAAATCACAACTCAGAATGAGTCTTTCTACACTCTATGCGACACCCTACTTCATGAAATGGTACATCTATATCTATTCTATAATGGTCATTCAGACTATAACCAGCATGAAGAAAAGTTTAAGAAACTATCTGAAGAGATCTGTGATACTTTAATGCTAAGTCATGAACATTTTGGTTGACAAGTATATAATAAATTGTTATAATATTAGGTAAGGAGATAACTTATGAGTGCATTAGATAAGCAGGTAGCAGGTAAGCATTACAAGAAATTTAAAATTCAACCTATTCAATATATTACGGCTAACAACATACCATATATTGAGGGTAACATTATCAAGTACATCAGTAGATGGCGTGATAAAGGAGGCGTAGATGACTTAGATAAAGTCATTCATTATGTAGAACTACTTAAGGAGTTAGAAAGTGGCAAGTCAGAACGATCACACAGGAGCAAGACTAGTCTCAAAGACCTTATCAAAAGAGGGCCAAGAGAACTGGGATCTTATCTTCGGAAAAAGAATAAAGGAACAAAAGCTAACTACACAGGATATGGACCGGGTTACACTGGCGGAGTCAACTTCTAATTTAGCTGAGTATGAATTGGATAAGTCAACTGGTGAAGTTACTAGAATTGATATTATCGGACAAAACGGCAACGATGGCGATCATTATGGTCGGTCATCAGAAAGTTAATTATGCAACGTACTTTCCAAGAACTCTGCGAAGATCTCAAAAAATTTGATGAAACTACTCTATTAGAGCTACTAGACATATCGTCTGAAGAGTTAGTAGATAAATTTCAGGATAAAATAGAAGAGAACCTAGATAGACTATTGAAAGAAACAGATAACGAATTAGAGGAATATGATACTTATGAGTAGTTTACCAAGTGTATACCAAGAAGTAATTGCAATGAGCAGATATGCTCGTTACATACCTGAAAAGAAACGTAGAGAGACCTGGAAAGAAACTGTTACACGTCTTACTGATTACCTTAAAACTAAGGTAGAATTAACCAATAATGAGTGGGCAGAATTACATAACTCTGTATTAAACTTAGAAGTTATGCCTTCTATGCGTCTACTCATGACTGCTGGAGAAGCCTGTGAAAGAGATAATATCGCTGCTTATAACTGTTCTTATCTTGCTGTTAATAATAAACGCGCTTTTAGTGAAGCTCTATATATACTCATGAACGGTACAGGAGTAGGATTCTCTTGTGAACGTCAAGAGATTTCTAAACTTCCTGAAATCCCTACTGAATTAAAGTATGTAGAAGATGTTATTGTAGTAGAAGATAGTAAACTAGGATGGGCTAAGGCATTCAAGAAACTATTGTCTTCCTTATGGGAAGGTGATATTCCTACCTTTGACTTTACTAAAGTACGTCCTGCTGGTGCAAGACTTAAAGTATTTGGTGGTAGAGCCTCGGGCCCTGAACCATTAAAGAAACTATTTGACTTTGTAGTAGAAACATTCAAAGGTGCTGTTGGTCGTAAACTAACATCAATTGAAGTACACGATATTATGTGTATGATAGGTGAGATTGTAGTAGTAGGAGGAGTAAGACGTTCTGCTCTTATTTCACTCTCTAATCTTACTGATAAACGTATGAGAGAAGCTAAAACAGGAGCGTGGTATAATGATCATTCACATAGAGGACTTGCCAATAACTCTGTCGCCTACACAGAAAAACCCGACAGTGAAACTTTCATGGAAGAATGGCTCAGCTTGGTTAAGTCCAAATCAGGTGAACGAGGAATCTTTAATCGTATTGCTGCTCAGAATCAAGCAAATAAGTGGGGAAGACGAGATCCGACTCTCAGCTACGGAACCAATCCATGCTCAGAAATTATCCTCCGTGATAAACAATTCTGCAATCTTACGGAAGTGGTTGTACGGGCAAACGATACCAGAGATACCCTTATCCGTAAGGTCAGACTTGCGACAATTCTCGGAACTATCCAGTCAACCTTAACTAATTTCCAATTCTTATCATCAGAGTGGAAAAAGAATACGGAAGATGAAAGACTCTTAGGAGTTAGTTTAACAGGCATCATGGATGCTAAGATTACTAATGATCCTGATCCTAAACTATTAGAGGAACTACGAGATGTCGCTAGGAAAACAAATGAAGAGTATGCTAAACAATTTGATATACCATGTTCTACTTCTATCACTTGTGTTAAGCCTTCAGGGACTGTATCGCAGTTGGTTGATTCCGCTAGTGGTATCCATGCTCGTCACAATGACTTTTATATTCGACGCATACGAATGGATAAAAAAGACCCGATCTACAATTATCTCAAGGAGTCAGGTGTCTCAGTAGAAGACGAAGTATTCCGCCCTGATAGTACAGCAGTATTTAGTTTCCCTATGAAAGCTCCTAAAGGTGCTATTCTTAGAAATGATAAGACTGCTATTGAACAACTTGAGACTTGGTTAATCTATCAGCGTCATTGGTGTGAACACAAACCATCTGTAACTATTTCAGTTAAGGATGAAGAGTGGCCTGAAGTAGGTGCATGGGTATGGAAACACTTTGATGAGATTAGTGGTGTATCGTTCTTACCACACTCTAATCATACTTATCAACAAGCTCCTTATGAAGATTGTACTAAGGATCAGTTTGAAGAGTTAGCTTCTAGAACTCCTACTGCTATTGTTTGGGAGAACTTTATTGAAGCTGAAGATAACACAACAGGTCAACAAACATTGGCTTGCACTGCGGGGAGTTGCGAAATATGATGATTGATTTTGAAATGATTGGTGGATTAAGTCTAGGGTTTGAGTTTATAGCTGATGAGTTCTTTAACTACTTACTCATAGACTTGCTTGTAGTACGATTACAATTCTCCATAGAGAAACAATGAAGATCTGTATTCTAGGTAGTAGAAGTATAGACAAAGCAGAAACTGTCATACCTATTATTGACAAGTTTATGAAAGATCACGTCTCTGGCTCTCCCATTATTTTATCAGGGGGAGCTAAGGGTGTGGATCAGATAACTAAAGCTTATGCTAAAGCCAATGCTATCCCTCTTATAGAGTTCTTACCCTATCATCTACTAGATAATAATGTAGAGTTTAGTAGTAAGTATTTCTTTATTAGGAATAAACAGATGATTGATAATGCAGATAAAGTACTAGTCTTTTGGGATGGTAAGAGTAAAGGTACCGAGTATGGTATCAAGTACTCTCAAAAGAAAGGTATACCAGTTATGGTATTGAAAGTCCCTATTTAATAGTAGGGACCTTCTAACTCTTTACCAATAACTCTAGCTTTGCCAGAGTCAATTGCTTCTCTAGCCATTTGAACAATCTCTTCTTTTGATTTAGCTTTCTTTCCTATCTCTCTTCCTATAGCATCATTATAATAATCCATTTCTTTCTCAGCTTTGTTCTGATTGAAAGTAATGTTCTCATTAAGAAATGATATAGTCTTAGCACCAACATCAGTGTAGTCTTGTTCTGCTAGAGCAGAGAATATGATATGACGCATAGCATCTGATTTACCATTATGCTGTGTTTCTTTACCATAAGCAGCATTAGCGGTGTTTGTAGCTATAGCCTTATTATCAGACATACCAGTAGCCTCTACTACAGCTCCTTTAGCAGCCTGAAATACCTTACTTAAAGCTTCGTCAAATTCAAAGTTCATAGTATAGATGCTACGTAATCTTTAGTTTCAGGAGGTAACTTAGTAAACCAGGATTCTCCATGTTTCTTAACTGTAGATTTAACCTTATCAGGACCCCAATTATAAGCAGCTAAAGCTTTCGCTGCATCTCCGTTAAACTCCCTTAGCATTGCTACAAAGTAGTCTCTACTAAATCGTTTGTATTCAGCTTCTGATTGATTTTGTAGTGGTCGTACTCCAAAACCAGGATCTATTCCAGTAGCAGGCATTACTTGAGTGATACCTTTAGCACCCTTAGGCGATTCTACTAATTGACGAGTAGTAGGATTAATATGCAATCCTCTAGATTCTTTATCTATTAGTTTAGTAAGTATTTGGTCAACCTCACCAGCGTTAGCCTCTGAAATAATTCTAGGAACAAAAGCAGTATTGATCATATCTGCTTTTTTATTTGCTCCACCTCCAGGAGTGGATGAGAACTTGCTAAGAGTATTCCCAGGAGAATACATCTTATCTTGTTCATTGTGTAGTTGTTTAGCAAAAGTATTAGCCTCCTCAACAGTCCTAAACTTACCTAGATGTCTTCCTGTATCTAAGTATTGTTTAATGGCTTCGTTTTCAGTCATAATTCTGCCATCATCAGATACTGTAGGTATTAAAACTTCTTTACCTCCAATTCCAACTGACATACTTCTGACTGTGCTTATAGTACCATCGGCATTTTTCACCACTGGTCTATTCTTGAGATCGATATTACCTTCTTCAACTGGTTTCACTTTCATGGATAACTCGCTAACATTCTTAGTAAAGATGTCTTGATAGTATCTTGAGTAGAACTCGTTAGATACTTCATTAGGATTTTTACCTTGTAATGTAGCGTATGCTTTTAACGCTGTATTAATACGACCAACATAGTTAGTATTAAATTCTTCTGAACCGCCTGTAGCGATTAATGAGCCATCCCAATTCTGACTAATACGAACTTTCTCATTAGGATTCTCAGCTCTGTACTTCATAAAGTTATTATATATAACTCTATTGTATTCGTCAACACCTTTTAGTAGTTGAGCACTTTGATATTGGTCCATGTACTTAGCAGCTTCTTTAAACTTAGGATCACCTATTTGTTTAAACATTTCTTCCATAGCACCAAATTGTTTCTTTTGTTGTACTTGTCTGTCTCTATTGCTTAGGTAGTCAGAATCAAAGTTGATATAACTGATATAGTTATCAATAGATTGTTTAAAGACAGGAACTACTGTAGCATCACCTTTACTAATACTATTAGCAGAAGAGTTCAAATAACCACCATTAATAGATAGTTTCTGACCATTCTGTAATATAATGGAACCAGGTTGAAATATATTATTAATTGTATTTTGTTCTTTTGTAGAGGCACTACTACTTTCCATTTTCTTTAAAATACCTGATACTGTAATGTCTCCATATCTAACTAAATCTTCTTCTAGTTTTTTTTCAAGATTAAATTTATTAAGATAAGGAGCAAGATCACTAAGAGTTTTAGTATATACAGGATCAATACCTGCATTTCTTAATTCTAATTCTGATAGTTTAGTAGTAATCTTAGAATTAGTTTCAAGAATCTCAGCAAAGTTCTTACCTGAAGTATCATTCTTCAATGCTGTTACTAAGCCATCAATTTGTTTATTGAGGAAGTCAGCAGCTTCTTTGATCTCTGGTTTATTATAGAACTTACCAAATTTAGTAGAGAACTCTAATTTTTGTTGATTAGCTAACAAATCAATAGTAGTAAGCTTCTTATCAAGAGGCATACTAGGATCTTTCATAAGAGTATTAAACTGAGATAAAGAGTTTCTGTAAGTGTTATTAACAACAGACCAATGTACATTGTTATTAACAAGTTCTTGTAACTCAACCTCACTTACATTCTTTTGAGTCTTAGCAAGCATTTCTGCATTATTAGCTACTCTTTGATCATTCATAGCTTTACGAACTTCTGTATCTAAAGCAGCATAATCTAGATATTCTTGGCCATCTTCTCCCCTAACCTTAGGAGCCATGATAAAGAACTTCTCACCTAACTCTCTTAAGTTCTTTCTTTCTTCTTCTTGAGTTTTTCTTACAGACTCATACAAAGCAGTATCCATCTTAATAGTTTGTTGGATATTGTTTAATTCAAGAGTTTGTTGAGCTTTAGATAAAATCTCTCTAGTAAAAGCTGGATTTTTTGCTACAGCATCACGAGTTAATTGATTAATACGAGAAGAGAATTCGTATTCATTAATCTTACGTTGATCCTTAGCAGTTTGTAAGAAGTTAGTCTTATCATTAATTGACTTAAGAATACCAGGTAGTTCTACATCTTTTGTTGTAGGATCTACAGCTTTATCTTGAAGACTCTTAAGATCTAAATTAGTTTGAGCAATAAAAGTAGGACTTTGTCTTTGATAGTCTTCAATGTTAGCTTTGATGCTAGATTCAATATCACTTACTGTACCTGCCTTAATCATTTCTCCTACACCTTCAGTAATAAAATTAGCAGACATAGCTAAATTAGATAAGTCATTTGATATCAGTCCTGCCTTGCTAGACACAGGATTAGCTGAGTAACTTGGTAGACTCATTGTTTGTGAAAAGCGTTCTTGTGCCATTATGGATTTTCCCTTCCGTGTATAGTATTAAGTAACTCAAATGTTGATTTGTTTTGTTTATCTTTCAATAAATTCTCTAGTTTTTGATTGTTTTCATTATACTGGTTATTCATCTTGGTCCAAGTATATTCAATTAAACTACGTTTTAGAGTTCTTCTGGTTTCTTTATCTAACTCCCAGATTTGATCTCTGACTTCTTTAATCTTATCTTTGTCCCATTTAGTACCATCGTCATCTTGTAGAGTAGATAAGAAACTATTAACAAGAGCTCGTTTAGTAGATTCTAAATTAGGATCATTCTTAATATCAGGATCTGAAATAATCTTAATTAATTCTCTATGGATACTAGCTGCCATGTCTTTAACTTCTGTAGTTCTATCTTTCTTAACATTAGCTGCTGCCCAAATGTCTTCTTCTTTAGTAGTAGTAAAGCCTATGATTTGAGCAAATGCTTCTGCACGAGTAGACTCTAGACCAAGAGGTTTACCTTGTTTAGTAATCTTGTCATTGATTGCAAGCATTACCTGAGCTTTAGCCCAGTTATCCATACCTGAAGCAAAGCGAGAAGCTTCTAATACTACACGACCAAAGTTTTGATCTGTGATCTCTTTAGTAGCTAACCATGAGTTAAGAGTATTAATAGTATCAGGGATACGACCAATAGCTGATAATGCTGGGAATCTAAATCCGTTAGTTTCACCATTTAAAGTTTTAACAATCTCTACTGCTAAATCAATGTATGGAATACCTAAACCAGACTCACCATATGGGTTAATGTCTTTAGAGAAGTTAATCTTAGGATCAATATCATCTCCTGCAAGAGCTTTAAACATACCATTCATAACACGATCATAAGCACCTTTTCTGATCTCTTCTTTTAATTTAAGAATGTCAGGATCTTGAGTAGCTGTTAGAGCATCCATTAAGATCTTACCACCGATCACACCGTAAGCACCCCATAGTAATCCTCTAGATGCTAAGAGTCTAGCTCTATCAGATCTTGAGAGAATACTACCACCTTCTTGGAAACCAAGTAGGAATTGTTTTTGTGTAATTGCAGCGAACTGCATCAAGAATGATAAAGCACCACGTTGATATGGTAATGAACCTGCTCTACTCATAGAGCCTGATAATCTCCAAGCTTCATATGAGATAGCCTCACGAGCTGCTGGAGTATTCCAGTTCTTACCTGGATTTTGTTCTAACCAGAAATCCTTAGCTTGTAGCCACATAAACATTCTATTAGATAACTCAGCTGCATCAAAACCAACTGCTCTAGCTAATCTTACAGTTGCACTAGGAACTGCAGTAACATTAGCAACTCCTCTTTCTAATGGAGTTTCAATTAAAGGTCTAGTAGAATCTGTTAAGATTTGGTTAACGAGTAAGTTTTGGTCAACTCCTTGGAATAAACCAGACTCTTTCATAGCTTTAACTGTAGCATCAAACTCAGCTTTATCCACTAAATTCTTTACAGAAGCATGAGCAAACTTACTTACTAAGTTCTTATAAGGTTTTAACATTCTAGCATCATCTAGTACAGCTAATCTAGTAGCAAGCATTAATGCTACGTTCTTAGATCCTTTAATAGGATTAGCTACAACCATTTCAAAGATAGGTTGTGTTTGTACGAACCATTGTCTAGGAACGTTAAGAGTAATATAGAATAAAGAAGCTATTCTTTGTGGAGCATTGATAATCATATTCTTGTTACCAATCTCACGTAGTACATTACCTGGAACTTTATATTTTTCTAGAACATCAGCTACACCAACAAGAGCACTAGGAATAGAATCAGACCATTCTGCAAAAGAAGTAATGGTGCTGTAGTATTCAAACTCTGCTTTGGCTTTCTCAAATTTAGCTTTCTCAGCCTCACTCATAGCTCTTGGTAAGGGCTCAATAAGTTCTATTCTAGGAGGGAACTCACCTTCTCTAACTCTAGGTAAAAATTCTTTGTAGTTCTTAATGAAATAAGATTCAAAGACATCTTTGTAAGATCTCATTGTATCCATTCTAGCAAGACTTTGAGATGTTTTAATTAAAGCTGAAAGAGGATCTTCTATCCTAGCAGGACCATTTAATGACGGTAAACGCTCCCCTCTACGCATAGCATTACGAACTATATCCCCATGTACTTCGTATAAAGAAACTCTATCTGATAAAGATTCCTCTCTAGCTTTTCTCAAAGTAACCTTTTGATCAGGATACCTTCTTTGGAACTCTGTAAGTAAAGCATCAGCTTCATACTTAGTAGAAGCAGCTGCCACAGTTCTAGAATAATTTTCTAGTTTAGTTTTGTCTTGGATTAAGTATCCATTTACATTTAATTCGTTTGGAACAGCATCAATAAAGAAGTGTTCTTTGTATAGAATAGGAGAGTATCCAGGTATTCTTCTGATAATCTTTTGTGGTAATACGTCTAGTTTTACTCTATCCCCTACTAATCCATACTCATAGATCTTACCAGTAGATGCGTCAGTGAATGACTTCTCAAGAAGAACAAGTTGTTTACCACCAACATTGTATACACCATCAGTCTTAGCTCTGTCTAATTCAAACTCAACAGGTAAGTCTAGAGTTAAATCCCATACAGATTTAGGTGGTAGGCTACCCTCACCCACGAAAGAAAAATCAGTCCTAGCGGCTCCTATGTAGCCATTATCTTTGTATAATCCTTGTTTGTATCCTTTTTGGAAGAGTTCATTACGACGTGCTCTATCAGTAAGAGCAAGATCAAAGTAATTAACTTGTCTCCAGTATACTTGTTTCTCGAATAAAGCTTCTAGTTCAGCTGTAGATAACTTAGGGAACTTAGCTCTTAACTCTGCTTTAGTAAATAACTCTCTACCTTGATCTAAGGCATCAGATACTACTGCTGCTAGTTCTGGTTTAAGTTTACCATCACCTAGTTTAGTCTTAATAATGTTAAGAGTTTGTGATGATAAGTAAGCTGCTCTTTCAGACTGTCTACCTAAACCTTGTTCAATCCATGGTGCAAACTTACCAGAAGGAGTAATCCATTTACCAAATGTAGTTTGAGCAATCTTAGAAATATCAAACTTCATACCAAAGTCTAGAATAGTTTTTACAGAGTCGGGACCATTAAGAGTCACATCTAGTAAGTCATAGTCTTTCTTATATTCCCACTCTACTGCAAACTGTTTATTATCCATTACATCTGATGTAAATTTAGGATCAGCTCTTAGGGAATCAGGAGTATATTTTTGACCAGTAACTCTGTCAGTAATGTATACTGAACCTTTTTCTTCTGCAGGTAAAGTATCAACTAATGATTTTAAATTATCATAAGCATTGATAACACTCTCTCTAGAATTAAATAAGTAGTTACTATCACGACCAAAGACAGCTTTGAATTCAAATGTAGTATCTGCAACGTTAACTCTTGAGTTAGATTGCATGTAAGTAGGAGCAGTTCTTTCGTTAATGATTCTATTAACCGCAGAGATATCACTCATTCTTTCTTCTACATTAATGATATTAGGATCAAAGCGTGTAGTTTCTAGAACGTTTTCTAGCTTCTTATTTAGTTCAATAATGTCTCTATGTAAGTCTGGATTGTTACGAACATCAGGGAATTTTTCACTCGTTTTAGGTAAAACGTACTTATGAATGAGTACACCTGGTTCACCAGCACCTATAGATGTAGCTGTTTGACCTGATGAATCCTCAATACCAGCTTTAATAATTGGAGCAGCAACACCGGGATTAGCCTCTACTGTATTATCAATAGGACTATCAGGACGAACATCAATAGTCTCAGATTGAGTTTTAAGTTTCTTTCCAAGAGCTTTAGCTCCTTTGAATAAAGGACCACCAAAGATCATAGCAGCGTCAGTAATAACTTGGACTTGTCCTGGTTTAGTTTTACCTGAATCTACACCAGCTTGATCTAGTTTCTGAACGACAGTACCAATACCACCTTGAATGCTATTGATTACTGAACCTTCAAACTCTTTCTTAACAGTTTCAAACTCTGACTCTAAACCTAGTTTCTTAACTATAGTTTCAAGTCTCCAGTCAGACCAAGATACAATAGGATTTGTTTCAGCCCATTCTTCACCTTTAGCTAAGGCACCTTGCCAGTCTATATTCTCTTTATTTAAAGCTTGTTTAGTGATACTAGTAAATGCATGGCCTCTAGACTCTAAGAAGTTAGGAATACTAGTAAAGAAGTTAGCTAATCCTAAGAGTTCTCCTCCTACATCTTTAGCAATTTGAGATGGAGCAAGAGTCTTTCTGAAATCAATAGTGCCATCAGGTTTTCTGATAATAAGGCCTGGAGTAATACCTTCCCAGATAGCTGTGGAGTTCTCGATTACAGAGTCAATAAAGCTTTCTTTACTATAGTCTTCTTTTCTAGAAGCAATTTCTAGTTTTTTAGTAGGCAATAAGTTAACATTAGTGTCTTGAGAAGCATCATCTAAATGGGTATCTCCCATTGTAACTGATGCAGCTCTTTGAACATACTTATCTTTGATATCAGTAGAGATATATCCTGTGACAGAGTATGTAGATAGGATGTTTCTTTTTTGTTCTCTAGATAGTGATGGATCATTAATGAGACCTAGAACAGCTTCTTTATTAGTAGAAGACTGTTCATTCATCCACATCTTTTTAGCATCTTCTAAAGATTGAGAATACCCTTCCTGCGTTAATTCACCATACATTCTTGTATAGTCATTAATCGGATCATTACTATAAGATCCTGCAGCATAGAAAGCATCATCACTAGCCTGTGTTTCAGGAACAGGCTTGTTATTTACTTCTATGGTAGGTAATACAAAATCTTCAGAGAATTCCATTAATTTATCCTAGTTTAACCAAAAATAGATCCAATTTTTTTCATTGATTCAAAGCCACCTGACATGTCAAATACTTTACCAGATACTTGACCTAAATCTTGCCAACCTTTAGCTTCACCCATAGCTGTATAAGCTTCAGTTCCAGCTGTACCAATAGCTCTACCAAAACCTGCTTGAGTATCAATAGCACCAATATTAGTATCTCGTTGAGTAGATACTGCACCAATAGCACCAACTGATGAAGATGTACCAGCTAAACCTAAACCACCACCAGTAGTTTCTGTAGTAATTTGAGCACGTCTAATACGAGCTTCTCTCATTTGAGCTACTCTTTGTCTTTGAGCATTAATGTCATTCAATCTATTTTGTAGATCAGACTGACGTTGAGTTGCTGCTGAAGCTTCTTTAGTAGCTTTCTTTTGTTGGAACATACTGACTCCACCCATAACTGCACTAGCTACAGAAAAAATAGGGGAAACAGCATTAAATACACTAGTTACTGCTGCTACTGCACCACCATATCCTACTTTCCTTACATTCTTATGTTTCATAATTATAACTCCAATTTTAAAATATATCTATAACCATCTTCTACCTGAGCTATAAACCCAGTATCTTTAAATCCCCAAAATTTATTAAACTTCACTGCTCTTTCAGAGTCACATAGACTATGTACCTCTGTAATCCCTGACTCTTTTAAAGTCTTTTTAATAATACTCCAAACCTTTTTATAGCGTCTGCATTCAGTTAAACTCCATCTTTTAAACTCTAAATGCATTATGGTTTTTTGTAAAAAAGGTTCATAACTTAAACCTACAAAACCATTACCTTCTTCTTTATATATTACTTTTAAACTCATTACGGTTTACTTGTTGCTGTTGCTGTGACTCCCCAACCAAGTATTTGCATATCCTTACCAGCTTCAGATTGAATCTTAAGACTTACTGTTTTACCAGAACCTCTTAGTTTATTTCTAGTTACAATTACAGCATCACCATAATCAAAGGGATCAGTATCACCAGTAGGAATATAGTTTCGTAGGAGTCTATAGGCTTGGAACTGATTTCCCCATTTACCACTATTTGCAGAGTCTGCCCAATTCCATTGTGATTGAACTAAACAAGATGAAGGATTATCTAGTTCTAAATTAGAACCTACAGTAGAGAAACCATCCTCAGTTCTATTAAAGTAGAAGAATATATAAGGAATTTGTTTACTTCTCATAATATCACCAAATAACTCGTAGCCAGTGATTAAGTAACTTGAGTAGTCTGCTCCAGTTCCTGAACCAGCTAGTTCCCAATCAGTAAAGCTTCTATTTAAATATTTAGATACAGTAAATGAAGTACCTCTGATAGTTAAGAAACTAAACTGAGAACTTCTTGAAGCAACTACATCTTGAGTAATAATAACAGCGTCACTAGACGTGACTATAACTTCATCTGTATCTACTAATACGTTAGTATCTTCTGATGCTACAGCATATCCTGGTATCTCTATATAGTCAGCTATATAAGGAGAATTACTTGCTAATGATGAAAACTCATTAACATAGAATGCTTCTAGCGTAAGATCTAATACTAACTCTTTATTATATTTATTTATATAATTAGCAGTAGTGTAGGTATCAGTATCATTATATAACCAACGAACTCTATTCTCTTTTTCATCATAGAAACCTTTACAGAAGTTTTTACCTACTGTAGGGATGTCTAAGAATAAAGACTGAATAGTAGTTAATGATATAGATTTAGCTGAGAATCTACCAGAAGAAGGATCTGGACTTAGTAAATAGATACCAGCTTTAGACCAATATAAAAATGTACCATTTACATTAACAATGGATTTAGCATTCTTAACACCATTCGTTGATATTTTACTTGTTTGGAAAGATGTAGCAATAAAGCCACCAGTATCTCCATAAACTTCCCATACGCCATTATCTGCAAAAACTAATAGTGAAGCTTGGCTAGAAACAATCTTAACAATTTGAGTTGCTTCTGGAATCTGAATAGTACCACCGTCAGTAGTAACTAAGTCATTAATATTAGCATCTGTAGGGTCAGCTTCTTGATAGCAAACACCTAGTTTGTCATCACCAGTAATAATAGTAGTAAAGAATACATAACCACTATAGTTAGGAGATCTTGAATCTCCACTTGAAATAGAAGAGTTAACTCCTGAATAGAATATACGGCCTGCATAAGAAGCTACTGTAGAGAAAGCACCATTTTCTTTATCTAATGGTAAACCTGTAATACCAGAATTAGCTTCTCTTTCAGTACCTCTATTAAAGGCATCAATAATATAACTACCCTTAGCAACCTGATAGTTAGATGTAGAATTCTTTTCTAGGGTATCACCATCATACTTTTCAAAGTTAGCATCTGATGGATTAGTTATCTTACCAGTTACCCAAGTATCAGCATTAGAAGGGTAGACAGTTAACTGAGTAAAGGTACGATCAATAGCATCAGCACCAGTAGTAGTTTGAACAGTAGGAGACCAGCCTTGATTTCTTAAATTATATTTATGAGTAACTGATAAAGTAGAAGGTCTTTGATTAACTAAAAGATTATCATTAACTCCCCAGATATCTCTAACTTCAACTGTAATAGTTGTTTGAGTTACTGTATCTGTACTAGAATTATAGGCTAAAAGAACAGGATTGGTAAGATCTTCAGAAACAATAATGAGTTTATTGTTAATTGTAGCTGTTTCAATATCAGCATTACCAAGACCTGATATAGTAATTGAAGATCCACCGTTTAGTAGATTGGAACTTGGAGCATTAGTAAGTAAGTCGAGAAACCATAACTTATCAAGAATACGAACTACACCAATAGCTACTGTGGTATCACCACCTGGCATATCCCATTTATGAAAAGATTGCTTACCAGTAGCGAGAGCACTTGATGTGAATCCTGTAGATGTAAGAGAATATCCTCCCTCGTAGTCTACTCCTAGACGTCTAGATCTAGAACCATTACGATTAAGGACAAAGTTACGTTCATCTATAGAAGCATTCTCAGGGAATGTAAGAGGACTAGCCTCAGTAATTAACCCTTTGGTAAAGGATCTATAGATCTTCTCATTACCTACAGCCATTACTACTCCTTAGATTCAGTTTTAGCTTTTTTAGTTTCTTGTTTTTCTAAATACTTATTAATAGCTGTTTCAGCAAAGGTTTCATTCGTAAAGATACCAGTTAATTCCTCTGGTAATTCACCACCAGAACCAAATTGAATTTTATATTGTGCTGAGACTTTATCTCTATAAACTTGTATTTCTTTTCCGTTAGGAGTTGTGTATGTCTTCATTATTTCTTTTTCATTTTCTTAAGAGTTTGAGCTAATCTAGCACGTTGACCCATTTTACCTGGTTTCTTAGCTGCAGCTGCAAGTTTAGCTGCTGGAATTGTCTTACCTTTTTTTACTCCTAGAGCTTCTCTTAACGCTCCTGGTTTTTTGATTGCTTTTTGAATCCACTTTTCTGCCATTCTTTTTTCCTTTCGAGTACTGCTGTGAGTTAATAAATGCTGGAGTATTACTAGTTAGCATTACCATTAGTAATGTCCTTTTGTACTTGGTTTACGACCATAATTAGGATACTTAATACCATTGCTAATCTTCCAAGCTTCTTGACTCATCTTACGCTTTTGACTTACTGAGATTTGTTCTGCTTTAGCATTAGGTAATTGTTTAAGATTTAAGAATGCTGCTGATTTAGCTTCATTAAGAAGATAAGTAAACATTTGTACGGGTAAATCTGGAGTAAAGGTATCAGAAAGAGTAAATACTACTGAACGTTTACCATGACATTGAGTTTTACTATTCTGTAAGCTAGATTCTACTGCAGAGTTATAAGCATCAAATACTAAGTAATCATCATCAAATGAAGTAAAGTATTGTGGAGCTCTGTCATCATAGACATTAATCTTAATACCTGTAGAGTCAGTAACTACTGTAATCTTAGAATCTGTACTTAATCGTTGATCAGTAATATCTAAGAACTCTTCAGGAGTTTTATATTCAATCTTTGTGAATCTATTACGAGTTTCCCCAGGTTTAGCACAATTATACTTAATCCATTTAAGATCTATAATTGTTTCTGGGATTCTCATATGAGTAGGTCTAGAGATAGTACCACTAGTACCAAGTTGAAAGAGTTCATATAACCATGGAAAGTCTTTACCATCTACAATATTGTAGTAAGATGATTTAACTATCTGAGCTACTTGAAGAGATTCAACGCTATCATTGATAGAGTTCACTTCGTCTGATGACATATCAGACATTATGTCTTGTACAATCTCAAGTAGTGTCATCTTAGCCATGATGTACTCCTATAGTTTAACAGCAGATAATCCTGCTTCAATAACTGTAATTGCTGTAGAAGATGATGTAGCATCACCACCAACATACATTGATAATGTTTGACCTGCTGTAGCAGTTACTAAACCAGTAGCTGAAATATGTAGTTTATCAGAACCATTACTAAATTTAGATACAGTAAGAGTTCTACCACTAGATGTTCCACTTAAGTTATATTTAAAATTGTATACAGTACCATTTGCAATAGCTGCTGTACTAAATTGACACCAGAAGTTAATCATATATGTACCAGCTTCTGTAAGTGTAATTATTCCTGTACTAGGAGATAGAGTTAATACGTTAGATACTCCTGATGTCCACTCACCTGTTGGATTGAGTTTAGCATATGCAGAAGATCCTGAAAGAGTTTGTGACGTTGCACCAGCATCTATATAAATCTCACCATGAGCTTTACCTGGAGGATATTGCCAAGAACCTGATCCTGCTCCATCGGATACATATACCTTACCTATAGTAGCAGCTGCTACACCTTTAGGTTCATGGATATCTGGATCTGTAATTAAATTATGCTGTATCGTCATTTAGAATTCCTTAGAGAAAGGGAAAGCCCCTACTAATGTAGAGGCTATACCCAGTTTACTACTTAGTCCTTGTTGTAAACATACTCAACAACGATGCGACCTGCACCTGTGAGTAAGTCATCAACTGAAGGAGCTACTACTAGTTCACCAGCAGCAGTACCAATAGTTTTACCTACTAGAGCACCTGCACCAGTTACTACATTACCTGCAGTACCAATAGCTGTTTGTGTAGCTTCAGCAGCAGCAATCAAGCCATCAGCATCAATTGCTACACCTGCAGAAGTATACAAACCAATGTTTAAGTCTGTAGTTGTAGAAGTTGAAGTGAATGCTACATCAACATACAATTTAGCAGAAACGATTGTTGCATTAGCAGGGAGGACAAATTGAAGACCATTACTTCCATAGTTAGGAAGATCATTGTAATCAAAATCCCAAACTGCAGATTTTACAACACCGTTCTTTGTTGATTGTTGACCACCAAACTTACCGTTTGTAGTACGAACACCGTAGTAATTAGCTACGCCTCTTTTACCGTCGATTTCAAAACCCATGTTATTTCTCCTTAGTATGTAGAACCGCTAGTTAAAATAACACCAAGTGTGTCAACACGTTGGGCACCGAAACCGAAACGAGAAGTAACTTGATACTTATCAGCACGTTCTTCGTTGTCTCTCCAACCTTCAGTCTTAGGAGCACGTCTCCAAGCATGCATGATTGGTTTTGTTGAGTCATCAGATACGCACATAAATACGTTAGCTACGTCACCAATTTCCGCTGTATCGTTTGCTAAGCCATATGAAGAAGCGTTTAATGCTTCTGTAGCTGTCTTAACTGGTAAACGATTAGAAGTCCAGATGTCGAAACCAAAGATGTTTTTAACAAATTTATGGTCTTTAGCAAAACCTTCTGTAACAATACCTTCGAACATTGGGTTGTTAGATACGTTAACTAAGTTAGAAATGCTATTTAATGTTGCTTCAACGATTGGATCAACAATAGCGATACGACCTGCTGCAGGAACATTAGCTTTATCAAATGCTAATTTCATAGCAATGAAGTCAGATAATGTCATAACGCGTGTTGATGCTGAAGCACCACCAGCTACCCAACGATGTGGACGGCCGTTAACTAAGTTAACATTAGCGTTAGTTTGAGCAGCGTTAGCTACTGATAAGAAACGTGATTCATGGTTTTCACCAAGAGCACGTGTTGATTCCATTGCACGCATAGACATTAATGAGTCTACTTGAGCACCATCTTCACGGAGGTCATCACTAACTTTCCATGCGTCACCAACGTAGTCAGTGATAGCAAGTGTGATAGTACCTGTGTCGATAGGGTTAAAGTTTAATGGTGTATCTTCAGCTGCATCTTGAATTGATACTGTACCAACTGTTTTGATGTTTAAAGTAGTGCCAGAACCAAAGTCTGATACATCTCTCCACATACCTTCAGGTAGTAAGAAATCATGTAAGTTATCAAGAATAAACTGTGAATACTGTTGTGCC